AATATAGTTAGTAACGAAATCTTCAAAGACAATGTGTGTCAACGGTTCTATCCAGTTGAAGAAGGTGATGTAGTACTTGATGTTGGCGCCAGTGTTGGTCCATTTAGTTGGAGCATCTCTGACAAGCGCCCATCAAAGATTTATTGTCTAGAACCCGAAACTGATTTGTTTAAAACATTGGTTAAGAATCTTGCAACAATTGATGTTCCGTTGATTGCAATCAACAAAGCACTTGGTGCAAGAGATGGTGTTAACTACTTGGCCGGGTTATACGATGAAACAAAGCGCAGTATAACCGACGGCACAGATGGTTCAATGATAGACACCATCAAATTCTCAACGCTGGTGCGTGAAAACAATATCAAACAAATTGATTTTTTAAAGACAGATTGTGAAGGCGGCGAGTACGATATATTCAATGACGAAAACTTTGATTGGATTGTAAAAAATGTAAAGAAGGTAGCTGGCGAATTCCACTTAAACACACCAGAACTCAAAAATAAATTTCGAAAATTTCGAGACACATATTTACGACAACTAACAACACATCGAGTCTTGAGCCTGGACTATGTTGATATCAAACATGATCTTTGGTGCGATTGGTTTATTGAATATTACAGTGCTATAAATTTGTACATTGACAATCGTGTGGCACTTGAAAATAAAAAGAAGTGGGCACACTATCCGGCACCTACATTAGAAATTACAACCAGTATTCCAGAAAAAGGTTGTGTAGTTGATTGCGTATTTTGCCCGCAAAGGTTACTTGAAAAATCTTATAACGGCAAGAGAATCATGACGTTGAAAGATTTTAAATCAATGATTAAAACGGTGCCAACTGACGTTAGAATTACATTTTCGGGTTTTGTTGAACCGTGGATGAACAAGTATTGCACAGATATGGTGTTGTATGCACACAAGCGTGGCCACCCGGTGAGTGTGTTTACTACAGGAATCGGAATGAGTGTAGAGGATATTACAGCAATAGCACACATTCCATTTGCTGGCGGTCCAAACGGCGGATTTACATTGCATTTACCAGACAGTGAACTATTGGCCAAGCACCCTATCACGCCCGGTTATATAAAGTTACTAGAATGGTTTAAAAATAATCATACCAAAATAAAAAACTTCACAACTATGACTATGGGTACTGAAGTACACCCAGCAATCAAACACCTGTTTGATTGGGCACCGTCGTATCAGATGTGGGATCGTGCCGGTAACTTAACTCGCGAAAGCATATTAAAGCCAGAATTGCTGGGAATTAAAAATCGTTGGAATCGAATGGAACATACAGACGGGCCTCGAACCTGTGGGTGTGTGGAAAATTTATATCACAACGTTCTGCTGCCCAATGGTGATGTTAGTTTGTGTTGCATGGATTATGGCTTAGATAACATTATTGGTAATTTAAATACTCAACACTACGAAGACGTAATACCAGAAGCACAAACCTGCTATAAAATTTGTAATTCATGCGAAAATGCAGCACACCCTGCATTGAAGCCTGTTAACTTTTATCCAAATAAACAATGAAACATCTGCAGCAGTATATACAAAATACAGAAGACCCCCAGACAAATTTTAATCTTGGTCAAGAATATGAGTTTATTGGGCAAACTGGCGCGGCAATTTCTTTTTATCTAAGAACTGCTGAACGAGCTAAAACAGATCTAGAACAGTACGAAGCACTGTTGAGAATGGCGCTGTGTTTTGAGAAACAACAAACTCGTGATGACACTGAAAAGGTATTACTACAAAAAGCCATCAACCTGTTGGTTGATAGGCCAGAAGCATACTTCTTACTCAGCAGGCTACATGAGCGTCAAAAAGAATGGCACGATAGTTATACTGTGGCATGCCTGGCATTAAAAGTTGTTAACTTTGATCACCAGCCTCTCTTGACTGATGTACAATACCCTGGAAAATACGGACTATTGTTTGAAAAAGGTGTTTCAAGCTGGTGGGTGGGATTAACTGAAGAGTCTAGAGAGATGATGTATGATCTCAAAACTAACCATGCCATGGACAGCATGCATACAAGTGCAGTGGATAACAATCTTGCCACATGCGGATGGCCTAAAAATACAAACGCAACAGTTATAGTTAAAGCAACTGCACCTGCTACGGTTACAGTTACAGCAACTGCACCTGCTACGGTTACAGTTACAGCAACTGTACCTGCGCTATTTTCAGCAATTAACCCCAGCAACATGTCCGGCGCCTGGCTGGTTGATAATTTTTATGTTGATCCAGATGCTGTGCGAGAGTTTGCATTAGCACAAGAATACCAAATCAGCCCCGATGGTGAATATGGATACATTGGACGTAGAACTTTTGAACAGTTTTTGTTCCCAGGAATCAAAGAGGAGTTTGAGCGCATCATTGGTCGTAAAATTACCAAGTGGAAGGATCATGGTATGAACGGAAAATTTCAATATTGCATTGCTGGAGAGCCTTTGGTGTATCACTGTGACGATCAATCCTGGGGCGGTATGATATATCTTACGCCCAACGCACCTTATCAATCTGGTACCGCAACTTATGCATTGAAAGGAACAGAAATCCGTCATCAATCACATCCTCAAATTATGCAATGTTTTGAGACAGGGTCCAGGAATTTTGATAGTACCAAATTTGAAACAGTGGATATGTTCGGTAACGTTTATAACCGTTTGGTTATTTTTAATGCTGGGTATCTACATAGTGCAAGAGATTACTTTGGCTGGAAGCCAGATAACGGACGACTCTGGCAAATGTTTTTCTTTGATTAAAGTTTTACAGATTGTTCTATAAGTTTAATCTTGCTTTGAATTGGTTCCATGTTAACAGTTGACCACAATCCAGAATGCATTGGCCCGTACAACGCCAGTTATGGGGTCTGTGATTGGTAAATCTCTAGAAGATTACACCGGAAATACTGGTCAAAACACTCAGTAAAGAAATAAGACCCGCAAAGGTCTTATTTTTTTGACTAAATATTTAATTATTATGAGTGCAAAATGGCTTTAACCAAGATACGTGCTGAACAAATATCAGATATAGACTTTAAACAGGCCGTACGGGTTGTTGCAACTACCAATGTCACTCTTACCAACGGAGCAGTAGACACAATAGACAGTGTGTTACTGGCAGTATCTGACAGAGTTTTGGTCACAGCTCAATCAACTGCCAGTCAAAATGGATTGTATCGAGTATCTGTATTAGGTACCGGCGCCAACGGCACTTGGGTACGCAGCAGTGATGGTGATGCCACCGGTGATATGTCAGCTGGTATGCTGGTCACAGTTACCGAAGGCACAGTATATAAAGATACGCAATGGCAACTGACCACTGACAATCCCATTGTATTGGCAACTACTTCTTTGGTATTTGCTCAAACCAGTTCAGGCGGTGGCAGTTACACAGCCGGTACAGGGTTGACATTAACTGGCTCGGCATTCAGTGTGAATGTTGCACAAACACAAATCACGTCAGTTGGTACATTAACTGCATTATCAGTGTCGGGTAATGTGACAGGTGGTAACTTAACCACAGCAGGTGCAATAACCGGCGCAAGTGTCAGTGTCTCGGGTACTGTGACAGGTGCAAGTGTTGTAGGTGGAGTAATGACCGGAACCTCGGTTAGTACCACCGGCAACATCACAACCACAGCCAATGTCACTGGCAATTACATATTGGGCAATGGATCGCAGTTGACTGGTATTGCTGGCAGTTATGGCAATACCGAAGTAGCTGCGTTTCTACCCACCTACACAGGTAATTTAGTAGCATTAACAGGCAACATAATTACCACAGCCAATGTCACTTCAGGCAATTTACTAACTAGCGGATTGTTTAGTGCCACTAGCAACGTCACCGGTGGCAACTTGACCACAGCAGGTGCAATTACCGGTGCAAGTAGCAGTGTCACAGGTATCGTAACTGGTGCAAGTGTTGTGGGCGGAGTTATCACCGGATCAAGTAGCAGTGTCACAGGTATCGTAACTGGTGCAAGTGTTGTGGGCGGAGTTATCACTGGCACAAGTGTTAGCGTAACTGGCAACGTCACAAGTGGCAATTTAAATGCCGCTGGACTGAGTTTAAGCGGCAATGTACTTGGTAATTTGCTGCCCAGTGCCAACATAACTTTTAACCTAGGCAGTCCAACTCAAAGATGGAATACGCTGTATCTGGCAGCCAACACCATTGATCTGGGCACCCAAACTATCAGTGCTACCGAGACTGGAATCAGTATGGGTACTGGTAATTTAACAGGCGGTAACTTGTCCACAGCAGGTGCAATAACCGGTGCAAGTAGCAGTGTTACAGGTATTGTAACCGGTGCCAGCGTTGTGGGTGGAGTTATTACTGGATCAAGTGTAAGTGTATCCGGAAACGTCACAGCAGGCAATGTCAGCGCAACTGGACTAGCAGGTACATTAAGCACAGCAGCACAAGGCAGTATTACGTCTGTAGGTACACTAACTGCATTGGCAGTGACTGGCAATATTACCAGTGGCAACGTGCAAGGAACTCTGCATTCAGGTACCACAGTAAGTGTAACTGGAGTCATAACCGGTGCGTCGGTGGTAGGTGGAGTTATCACAGGAGCAAGTGCCAGTGTTACAGGTACAGTTACAGGTGCTAGTGTGGTAGGTGGAGTTATCACAGGAGCAAGTGCCAGTGTTACAGGTACAGTTACAGGTGCTAGTGTGGTAGGTGGGGTTATCACCGGCGCAAGTATCAGCGTAAGCGGTGCAGTGACTGCGGGTGCAAGTTCATTCTCGGGTGCTGTGGCAATGGGTACAAACAAGATTACAGGACTTGGTACTCCAACTGCTGATACTGATGCATCAACCAAAGCATATGTTGATAGTGTGGCTCAAGGTCTTGATACCAAAGCATCGGTAATAGCAGCCACTACCGCAAACATTACGTTGAGTGGCACCCAAACTGTTGATGGTATAGTATTGGTTGCAGCTGATCGAGTGTTGGTTAAAAATCAAACTGCTCCGGCAGAAAACGGCATATATCTATGCGCCTCCGGCGCATGGACTAGAACAACAGACATGGACGCCTGGGCAGAGGTGCCAGGAGCATATGTATTTGTTGAAACTGGCACAACTAATGCCGATACCGGTTGGGTTTGTACATCTGATGCAGGCGGAACAATTGGTACAACTGCAATTACTTGGGCACAGTTTAGCGGTGCGGGTAGTTACACAGCTGGCACAGGGTTAACATTAACAGGCACAGTATTCAGTGTTAATGCCGCACAAACACAAATCACGTCAGTTGGTACACTGACATCATTAAGCGTAAGTGGTACAGTTACAGGTGGCAATTTGGCCACAGCAGGTACAATTACCGGTGCCAGTAGCAGTGTTACAGGTATCGTTACAGGTGCAAGTGTGGTTGGTGGAGTTATCACTGGCACAAGTGTTAGTGTGACTGGCAACATCACTAGTGCAGCCAATGTTTCTGGTAGTTACATATTAGGCAACGGATCTGCGCTTACATCTATTACTGGTGGTAATGTAACTGGACAAGTAAGTTTTGCGGCAACAGCAAATGCAGTAGCAGGCGCAAACGTATCAGGTGCAGTATCATTTGCAACAACAGCAAATGCAGTAGCTGGTGCTAACGTAAGTGGTGCCGTATCATTTGCAACAACAGCAAATGCAGTAGCTGGTGCTAACGTAAGTGGTACTGTATCAAGTGCTACTTCAGCAACTACAGCCGGTACTGTAACTACTGCGGCACAACCAAACATCACAAGTACCGGAACATTAACTAGCTTAAGTGTTACGGGTAATATCAGTGCAGGTAATGTTTCAGCAACAACATTTACAGGTTCACTAAACGGCACAGTTGGCGCTACTACTGCAAATACGGGTGCGTTTACTACGCTGAGTGCTACGGGAGTTGTAACCGCAGGGAAAATGCCAATAACTGGCGGGGCTTCAACCACATTATTAAGTGCCGTTATTGCGGACAGTGATACTGACCTAAAGATTGGCGGGTCGGGTTCAGGAACAAATAAGAACGTTAGGATTTATAGCGATGGTTTAAGTACATTAGTCGGCACATTCTCCTCCACCGGACTAGCAGTCACCGGGACGCTGAGTGCTACAGGTAACATCACCGGCGGTAACTTAACAACTGCAGGTACAATGACTGCGGCAACAGTAACAGAAACGTCTAGTTTAGCATTGAAAGAAAACTTCAGACCTATTGAGAATCCATTAGAGAAAGTTCTACAATTGTTAGGACAGATATACGACAGAAAAGATGGCTCAAGTAAAGATGAAGCAGGACTAGTTGCTGAAGATGTATATAAAGTTATCCCTAATCTTGTTAAGACAGATAGTAATGGTAATCCAGAGAGTGTGTTCTACTCACGCTTGAGTGTTTATCTATTAGAATCAATTAAGGTTCTGAATGATGAAATTGCTATCCTTAAAGGCACTGCTAAGAACATTAAGAAATAAAGGTAGCGTATTATGGCAAGCCTTCAAACAACGACAGCAACAAATTTTACTGTATCTTCATCAAGTACAGCGGCAACTATAAGATGTAGTAATTCAATATCTGTTCAGCAATGGTCAGCCTATGTAGGCATACAAACGCCATTCTATGACCCTACTGGAAATTTTGCTAATGTATTTGCAAATACTGAAGGTTATACTTGGATTACGGGATATATAGCAGTTCCTGCTAATCAAAGTTATAACACTAACCATGCTTTTTATTTTGCTTTATCCAGATATGGATTAGATTATACTTGGACATTTAATGACGGATTATTAGGTCTATCTTTATACCAAGATCCAACTGATCCTAATATTAATTATTTAAGAATGACAAATAACTATAATGCATCATGGGCATATGGAAATTATCATATTAATATGACAGTTTTTACACCAGTAAATGCTATATCATCTTCATATCTAACTAGGGTCAATTAAATGGCAACACTACAATCAACAACTGTAAATGGAAACCTAACTGCTAATACTAGCTTTACTTCACCTTTGCAGATTACTACTACAAATAGTCAAGTTTATAAAGAATACACAGGGACTGTTTCTATTCCTAGCAGTGTCAATAATCCTGTCAATTATGTAAACTTGTTTGCAAATGTCGGCGTGCATGAAAGAATGTATGGCATTCTTGTATGGTGGACCAATCAAAGTCAATTCACCAGTGGATCGCTTACATTTCAATTAAGTGAGTATGGCTTACAAACACAGATCACACAGGATTCAAGTGGTTATTTTAGTGTTGAAAGATATAATCCCTCATATGGTACAAATTATTTGAGGTTTACCAACACAGTAGGCACAGCTTGGGGTGATGGCACTTATTATTTTACTGTTAGTAGAATTAGCGGATTAGGTGGTCAGTCTTTCTATAGTGAATATTTAACAACTAGGACAAGATAATGGCTACACTTCAAACAACTACGGCTCCTACAGTAAGCGCATCTAATATTACTTCACCACTGGCATATAATAATGGTTCACTGGCATTGATAGAATATAGCGGTGTGATATCTATAAATGTTAATTCTTCTGTTGATTTAATAACTAACAATAGCGGATATGGCAGAATGACAGGCTATGGTTATTTTGTTGGTGCTACTACTGCCGCAAACCCATATGGATATTTTTCGTTTGGGGTATCTAGATATGGAGTATTGAGCACAAATTTAATATCACTTAGTTCTGGTAACTATACATTGTCTAATTTTCAAGACCCAAGTAATGTGGATATCAATTCTTTGCGATTTACTAATGATTATAGTTCAGGTACATATTCATTTTCACTTATTATACAGGCTGCTATGAGTACTACAAGTAACGTTTTAACAAGGATAAAATAACCATGAAACATGAATTAGACGATAACACAGTTTTATTATGGCCAGATGGAACTTCGTATGATGAAGATCAAAGATATGGATTCTTTACTGGACTAGCGGAATTTCAAAGAACCCGATATAAAAGAGATAGAATGCAATCGTACCCATCCATTGGTGATCAATTAGATATGCTATGGCATATGATGGATGATGAAATTGTACCTGGTAAAAATAGTGAGTGGTATAACCGTATAGTAGAGGTAAAGAATCAATTCCCTAAATCATAGTTATGGCAACATTAAAGAATACTACTATCAACGACACCGGCGGAGCAACTTGGAATCCTGGCGCAAACAGCATCAATGTTAGTAATAACTCCGGATGGATATTTACCGCTCCGCCATCCCCTTCTACCAATACGGGTAATTTCTTTTTATTTTTTTAATTAAACTTGTTGAGATGCATTCTCAATAGACGCAAGTTTGGTCTGAATGCTTTGTAAATTAACAGTGGACCACAAGCCTGGATGCATGGGACGAGGCCACGTGCCTTGATCTAGCCAGGCATATCCAAGATGCTCGTCATTTAGTACGGGTATAAATTCATCATCTACCACACATACCCAGGTATGATATTCAAACACCCCATCCGCTGAGGTGAACTGCTCAAGTGGAACCAGGCGTGTGTAGACAGGAAAACTGCCCAGCTCTTCCACACACTCACGCTCCATACCGCCTAACAACGTTTCCCCAGTTTCTATTTTCCCGCCCGGCAATCCCCAGGATCCAGGATGTTTGGCATCATTGCGTAACAGGTACAGGTATCGCCCAGTGGTTTGACTTAAAAACCACACCCCTACTGCTTTCACAGAACCAAACTCCAGGTGCCGCCGGGATAGATACCTTGATAACTTTTGATCCACATTTCGCCGGTCCATTCATACTGTGTGCCAGTGGTAATGTTTGTGACATATTGAGCAGCAGTGGCATCTGCTGCCACAAATACCACACGCCATCTTGAGCCGTTCCATTCAACAATGTCATTGGCTGCTGCAACCAATGGCTGTCCCAGATCTCCTACCCAGGCCGCCGGATTGGCAGAGTTGTCATAATTACCTGTTGCTTCAGTCAGCAAGTATCGTTGATTCACCGCAGGCACAGGCAAGCCGGTCCCGGGACCGCTCAACAATGGATTAATAATAGCTGTGATAGGATCCAAGGTATTTTGCGGAGCAGTGTCTGGATCCACATCATACAACAACAATCGATCGTCAGTAGGATCAATCACAACGGTGCCCACAATGGGATTTTCTGTAGACTCTGTATCCGGTGGGTTGTTAAGTCGAATTTGACTGATACCCGGCCGTAACACTCCGTATGCATTTATCACAGCAGGCCACAACAATGGACTATCTCCAACAATTGCAGTGGGATCTAGATCTTCATAACTGCCGTTGGGCACAATGGTTGGACCATACAACACCTGTATCTTGTTTTCAATCACAACCAACTTGTAATCCCACGGAGTGATCATTTGACGGGTGCCCAACAACAAATCATTGTCGGTAATAGCATCAACTAGATCACCTTGTGCGTCATACATGCTGGCAATCACCCGTTCGATAACACCCAATTTCTTGACCTTGGCCGGCGAACTGATCCAGATGGGCAAGGTAAATTTCAAGGTAGCAATATCAATGGGATTTTCTGTACCTTGTGGAATAGTTCTGCTGGTCCATTGTGTACTTTCCAGTTCGATAACACTTAAACTGGTCCAATCCAAAAAGTTATCAGTACTTTGTAGTTCTAACGAAGGATTAAACAAGGTAACAATTTGTTCCAACAGTTGAAACTTTTGATTGGTGTTGGATGTCCATATGTCCAGCGCCAATGACATTTTGTATGGCACCGGCATCAATCTCTCCACAGTAAATGCATTGCCTTGTGTGGTTTCATAGGTTTCGCTTTCTGAATCGTAGGTACGTTGACGAACAACTTTTTTATTCACATGATACGGTTCTTGCATTCTAGGGCGATCATAATCCAATCCAGTGATATAAAATGTCATCAATGGTGTACTTGGCAAACTGTTGGCTGAGTTATCTTGTATAATTGTTTGTGCCTGTCGGCTGGCATCACCATAACGAATGGGCACACGTAACAACGCAGCCGCATTGGGATTGGCAGTTTCGCGACCGTACTCCACTTGAAATCCTGAAAAGATTCTAGTAAATTGCAGTAAAAATCTGCGTATTTGAGCGTCATAAAAAAAACTTTGAATTCTAATTCTCCAGTGTTAACTTGACTTTTGTCCAGGCTGAGTGGGTGGTGGTGGGTTGGCCGGCTTGTCCCCGCCTGCGTCTCCGTTATCAGCTCTGGGTCGCAACAATTCACTTAAACTTTGACGACTTGGTATGTTACCCATATCTGTAGTTGGCACAGTGTATGTATTGTTAACAAAGCTACTGCGTAAAGTATTGTTGGTCGGGCCGTTGTTGAGATCGGTACGCACATTCTCAGCAATCTTGATCCAGCGATAGCCATCAAATCTAAACATACGATTTGGCATGTAATCCAATCTCAATGCATAATCTCCTGCCACTGCTGTGAGTGGAAATGCCACACCTGCAGTGACCGGCATGCCGTTGGGTGCATATTGATCGCCGGTCAAGTATCCTGAAGTCCAGCCAAAATTGCGCGGGGAAACATCCATGCCACCTTGTGTGCCATCCACTGTGTCACCGCTTTCTGAATTCAAACTGGTAGGGTTGGCCGGCTGCCCATCCTCCAGTGTTGGCACAACATACAACGGGGTGTTATCATAACCTGACTTTGGAACCTCAACATCGGCCTGTATAAGAATAGCATCATTAATTTGTGTATCCTTAGCACGAGTACCTTGTTTGTCACTGATAGTGGGTGGAGTATATTCTGACCAATATGTTGTGTTGGTAATGTCAATTCCAGCAGGCGTGTTAATTCTAGCTCGATAATATACATCACCTGCATTGACAATTGATCCCACTGGATAGTAGTCACTCGAATCCCATATATACTCGGCCACAAATGGTTTGTTGGTAATACTATTGTATTCTTGTGTGTCAGTCAATGGGGTGGCCTTGATCCTCCACAAGTGTGGCAACCAAGTTTGACTAAATCCCTCAGATGCAAATGCCGCATCTTGTACCACATAGTATTTGGGCAATGCTCTACTCAAAGTTGTGTCAAGTGGGTTGTAATCACGCAAATTTGGCACCTCTAAAACGTCACCACTCATGAGCTTGCGACCAAACGTATCAATCATGTCGTTGTAATGAAATGTAATAAACAAGGTATCGTTGTTTAGGAACAGACCAAATTGGCTTAAATCAAAGTCAATATCTTGAGTGTTATACACGCCACGCATGACATAGATATCATCGTCATACACCCGATCTCTGTTTTCCAACAGCAGCAGGTCTTGAATGTTCATGGGATTCAATTCGTCATAAACAGGTTGTGTGGCGTCTGCATTGCCCGAAAATGCTGAATCCTCCCCACCAGTATCCGGCCCAAGATACTTGTGGACAAAGAGGTCAAGGCCACCTACAGTATACATCTCCGAAATAGTTCGGTCTCTAAATTGGTAATCTCTAGTTCGGGTAGGGCG